CGACCGAAAAATAGTCAATAACGCGCTGCCGTCACAGAAGCGGTTTCATAATTCGAAGGCGCGGTTTAAGGGGTTTTCGGGACCGATCGGGTCGGGGAAAAGCCAGGCGCTGTGCCAGGAGGCGATACGGCTTTCGTATCTGAATCCGGGCCGGGCGGGACTGATTGGAGCGCCGACATACCCGATGCTTCGGGATTCGACGCTGACTTTATTGACGGAAATTCTCGAGACGAGCGAGCTGCCCTTCGAGCTGAACAAGACCGAATATGTTCTGACGATGAAGGACACCGACTCGCGGATTCTGCTGCGGTCGGTCGAAGAGTTCGACCGGTTGCGCGGCACGAACCTCGCGTGGTTCGGGCTCGACGAGCTGACATATACGCAGGAAGGCGCGTGGCTGAGGCTGGAAGGACGGCTGCGCGATCCGAAGGCGAAGCGGCGTTGCGGGTTCGCGGTATGGACGCCCAAGGGTTTCGACTGGGTGTACCGGAAGTTCATTTCTCATCCGGTGGAAGGCTATGAGGCGATCCAGGCGCAACCGTTCGAGAACCGGTTTCTGCTCGATCAGGTGCCGGACTTCTACGACAGGCTGAAGGCGAGTTACGACGAGAACTTCTTCCGGCAGGAAGTGCTGGGAGATTACCTCAATGCGCGCGGCGGACTGGTTTATCGCGCGTTCCGGCGGGAAGCGAATGTTCGCGACGTGGAATTCGATCCCGCGCTGGAAGTCTTCTGGACGCTGGATTTCAACGTGGACCCGCTGTGCTCGCTGGTGGTGCAGAAGTGGCGGGATGAAGTGCGGGTGCTGGACGAAATTGTGTTGCACAGGGCGACAACGGAGCAAGCATGCAGAGAATTCGAGAGGAAATTCGGAATGCCGCGGGGATACGTAACGGTGTGTGGGGACGCGAACGGAACATCGACGCACACTTCGGCGGATTCCTCGGACTATCAGGTGATTCGGGATTACTTCCTGGCCCGCGGCGTGAGGATTCGCCAGAACGTGCCGAAGTCGAATCCGACCGTGAGGGACCGGATCGTACTGGTAAACGCGCAGCTTTGCAATGCGTCGGGCGACGTGAACCTGATTGTGTCGCCGCGCTGTAAGGAGCTGATCGACGACTTCGAACAGGTGGCGTACGAGGAAGAAAGCACGCAGATCGACAAGAACAAAGACCGGAAACGGACGCATGCGTCGGATGCGCTGGGGTATCTGGTCTGGCAGCAGTGCCGGGCGCAGGGCACGATCGGCGAACGCGGGCGGAGACTGATATGAGCGGCGAGAGGGCAGGCATGAATAATCACATTGAACAGGAACATCCCGATTACACCGCGCGGGCGCGGATGTGGCGGCGCTATCGCGACATTTACGCGGGTGGGGAACAGTTTCGCCTGAATGCCGCGGAATATCTGGTCCGCCGGCTGAAGGAGCCGGCCGACGTGTATCAGGAACGGCTGGGACGCGCGTTCTACGAAAACTACGTAGGGTCGATCGTCGACTGGTACGCGGCGACTCTGATGCGCGAAGAGCCGGTGATCGATCTCACGGAAGGCAGCGCGCCATCGCGTGATTTCTTCGGCAAGTTCGTTCAGAACTGCGATCTGCGCGGCACGACCCTGACCCAGTTTTTCCGGCAGCAACTGACCGAAGCGCTGGTGTGCGGGAAGTCTTATGCGGTGGTCGATTTTCCGCGAACGGCCGGCGAGGTACGGTCGAGGGCGGAAGAAGACGCCCTGGGGCGAAGCAGAGCGTATCTGATGAGTTACAACGCCGAAGAGGTTATTAACTGGAGTTACGACGATCGCGGAGAGATGGAATGGGTGGTCATCCGGACGTCGTGGCTGAAGCAGGATGGCGTGAAGTCGCTCGGATGGAAAAGGCAAACGCGGTGGATTTATTACGACCGCGAGAACTACGAGATCTACGAGCGGGATAAAGACATCGAACTGGTGGAGCGCGGCAGGCACGGGTTCGCGGGCATCGGCCGGGTTCCGGTCTATGAACTTCGGGTGAGCGACGGGCTGTGGCTGACCAACAAGGCCGCGTCGCTGCAGCTGGAACACTTCAATAAGTCGAATGCGCTTGCCTGGGCGCTGACGATGGGGTTGTTCGCCATGCCGGTAATCTACTCCGACAAGGAGTGGAGCCAGGTAGTCGGGGAAAGTTATTACATCCAGATGGGTCAGCAGGACCGGTTCGGATGGGCGGAGCCGGACGGCAAGGTTTATCGGATCGCGGCGGATAACCTGGACAGGCTGAAAGACGAAATCTACCGGGTTTCCTACCTGATGCAGCAGGCCGGAGACAGCGGCGGGGCCATGCAGTCCGGACTGAGCAAGCAGTGGGATTTCGCCGTCACGCAGGAAATTCTGAGCGCTTATGGAGACGTGGTCAAGGACTGCATGCGGAACATCATGAACGGCGTGGCGGCGGCGCGGCAGGATGCGATGACGGTCGACGTGGTGGGCCTCGATTCTTTCGACATCACGGACTTCGGCACGGAAGCGGCCGACGCGCAGAGTTTGCTGAATCTCGGAATCGAGTCGCCGACGCTGAAGAAACAGGTGTACAAGCGGGTGGCTCTGAAGTACTTGTGCGATGCGCGTCAGGAGATCAAGGACCGTATCGCGGAAGAAATCGACGCGGTTTAAAAGGAGGCGAAGTAAGACGACATGGAAGAACCGGATGTGCAGACGATCGTACAACAGGCGATCAACGAATATATGCGCCAGGATTCCGCAAGGCGCGAACCCGCTTACAAGACGGAACTGCAGGAAGAGCGCAGACGCCGCGAACAGCTGGAGAAACGGCTCAACGAGATGAGCGAGGAGAACAAGAAGTCCCGCGCCATCGCCGAAGAGGCGCAGCGCGCGGGGGCGATTCGCTCGGAGCTGCAGCGGCTGGGCGTGGTCAAGGTCGATCTGGCCTATAAGGCCGTGCAGGACGGGGTCGTGCGCACGGAAGACGGCCGGGTGATGGCGCGCGGCGATAACGGGGAACAGTCGCTGAGCGAGTTCCTTTCGGGATTTGTACAGGAGAATCCGGAGTTTCTGCCGGCGCGTATTGCCGGCGGGACGGGGATGACGGGAACGCAGAAGACCGCGCCGGCAAGTGCCGGAGCGATCGATCTGGACAAGATCGGCCCGTCGATGAGTAAGGAAGATCTGGAGCGGGCGCGGCAGGAGATTCTGCGGGTCGCGTCGCAGTCGCTGCGGTAACGGATCCGGGACGCGGCGTTCGGTGGATTTCTAAGCCGCGGGCCGGAAAGATGAAGAGGGAATGCGGCCGGTGCCGCTGGTTCGTGGAACAGGGAGGGCTTCGGCTCTCCTTTTTTTATGGGCCGAAGAGAGGAAAAAGGAGAACAATGCCTTCAATTACGTCAGCAAATGTAGCAAACGCGATCGTGAAACTGGTGGCGGCCGATGCGCTGCCGGCTCTGGTGGGGAACCTCGTCATGGGGAACCTGGTCAATCGCGATTATGAACCGACCCTGGCGCAGGCGGGCGATACGGTGAATGTGCCGATCGCGCCTCAGCTTGTGGCCAACAACATCGCGGAGGGCGGGGCGGTGCAGCCGCAGAATCCCAGCCTTTCGAACGCGCAGATCGTGCTGAACACGCACGCGGAAGCGACCTTCCAGATTCCGGACATTACGAAAGTTCTGGCGGTGCCGGATCTGCTTCGTGTGTACATGCAGCCGGCGGTGGTGGCGATCGCGGAGCGGATCGAAAGCGATCTGCTGAACCTGTACGCGGGCTTTACGGCGAACACGCCGCTGGGCACGGCCGGGACGCCGATCACCGAAGCGGTGATCGATCAGGCGGAGACCGCGCTGTTCCAGGCGAAGGTGCCGACGAACCGTCCGAAGTACCTGATCGTCGACAGCAACACTTATTCGGCGATGCGGCAGATTCCGCGCTTCAGCGAATTCCAGAACACCGGAGAGGCTGGATTGCGGTCGATCATCGACGGAACCATCGGGAAGATCAAAGACTTCTTCGTGTTCCGTTCGCAGTATGTTCCGGCCACGGGCAGTTTGCCGATCAACACGCATAACCTCGCTTTCGAGAGGGATGCGATCGGCCTGGTGGTTCGCCGTCTGCCGCAGCCGCTGCCGGGAACGGGTGCGATCGCGGAGTACGCGGAACTGGGGAACTTCGGCATGCGAGTGACGATGAGCTACCAGCCGAACACTCTGTCGCAGCAGTTCACGGTGGATGTGCTGTACGGTTGCGCGGTTCTTCGCAACAACCACGCGGTGCAGATCAACAGCTAGTTTGGACGAAGGAGGGGGCAGGCGTCTGCGTCTGCCCCCTCTTTCCCATGGCAGGCCAACGCGTCTGCCCGACGACAAATCTTACAGGAGAGAACGATGGACTTGCGGTCTTACTACAAAAAGGTGCGGGAAGCGGATTCGGCGCTGAAAGGGAACGAAGTCGTGCTCGTGAGTCTGGCGACCTCCGAAGGCGGTAAAGAGGGCGTGCGCACCGAGGCCCCGCGGGGCATAGCGGCGAAGCTGATCGCCGAGGGGCGAGCGCGCGTGGCGACGGAAGCCGAGGCGAGCGAGTTTCGCGAAGGACTGAAAGCGGCGCTCGCGAAGTACGAGCAGGATGAAGCGGCGCGGCGCGTGCAGATTGTGATGATGCCGGCCAAAGACGCGAAGAGAACCACGAGAGATCGGAGTTAACCGACATGGCACTGTTCACAGACGGACCCGCGCCGACAATCGACGACCTGGTGGATGAGGATTCGGGACTGCTCGATACCGCGGAAACAGTGGGGATTAACGTCACCGCGAAACTGCGGCTGGCCACGAGCGAGGTG